AGGGTGATCAGAACAACGTCCTTACACCCAGTTCATTCTCTTTCAGCTCACAGGGTTCTGATGGGGCCAGCTCTACGCCTCCGATCACTGTGAGCAATATCGCTCTTTTCATTCAGGAAAAGGGTAGTGTTGTGCGCGATCTGGCGTACTCATTCGACGTGGATGGCTACCAGGGTAGTGATTTAACAGTACTGGCAAACCACCTTTTTCAGGGCTATCAGCTGGTGGACTGGTCATTTACGGTTGTGCCTTATTCAGCAGCCTGGGCTATCCGAAATGATGGCACTCTGCTGACGCTTACCTATCTCCGCGATCAGCAGGTTTTCGCCTGGTCACCACAGCCTACAGATGGGAAGTTCGAATCAACTTGCAGCATCAGTGAAGGCACTGAAGACGCTGTCTATTTCAGCGTACAGCGGACCGTTGGCGGACAGTTAAAACGCTACATTGAGCGGCTTTCATCCCGTCAGTTCAACAGTGATATTGACGCATTTTTCGTCGATTGTGGACTCAGCTATGACGGAAGAAATGTTGATCCAGCGCGTCAGATGACGATCTCCAGCCCCGGTGGGTCATGGGGTTGGTCTGGTCCGTTCACTGTATCTGTGTCTGGCACCGCTTACTTTTCCGCAACGAACGTTGGAGATGAAATTCATTTCCCGTACACGGAGACAGAAGGGGATGAGGTCATTGATAAATCTATCCGCATGACCATTCTCGAAGTCAACAACGGTAATCAGATTGTTACTCAGGCCAGCCGGGACATCCCATCTGTTCTTCAGTCGGCAACAACTGCTAACTGGCGTTTTGCGCGCAAAGCCTTTGCCGGATTAGGCCACCTTGAAGGTAAAACAGTGAGCATCCTGGCAGATGCGAACGTTGAAACCCAGAAGGTGGTAAGCGGCGGTTCAATCACGCTGGACTCACCAGGCGCAGTTGTGCATGTCGGACTGCCAATCACTGCGGAATTTGAAACACTGGACATCAATATTGCCAATCAGGAAACGCTGCTCGATAAGAAAATCATCATCCCGCAGGTCAGCCTGCTGGTTAATTCCAGCCGCGGCGTTCTGGCCGGCACTGATGGTAAAAATATGTTTGAGTATGCCCAGCGTGAATATGAGTTTTACGATCGCCCGGTTGAAGATGCTACCGGCACCATTGATATCAACATTGATGCAAACTGGAGTAAGGGCGGCCACATCTACGTCAGGCAGAGCGATCCTCTTCCTTTGTCCATTCTTGCAGTTATCCCATCCATTTCTGTAGGGGGCCGCTGATGCCAATCGTTCAGGTTATCCCGGCCACACTTGAGCATGCGCAGGAATTGCTACCACATGTCCGCCAAGCAGATATTGATGAGTTCGAATCCGGATGGGGCATGACTCCTGATCAGGTTCTGAACTACGGGCTGGAACACTCCGCGTTTTGCTGGGCCGGGCTGGCAGATGGTGAGGTGGTGACGATTTTTGGTGTTACGCCTGCCAGCATTCTGACCGGTTCAGGAACGCCATGGCTTATAGCATCAGACCGACTCGATAAATATTCGCGTGCTTTTATCCGGCACAGCAGGCCATTACTCGCTGGAATCCTTGAGACCTTCCCGCGTCTCGAGAATTATGTAGATGCCAGAAACATTGCCGCGAAGCAGTGGCTGCACTGGATGGGTTTCAGGCTTTACGACCCCGTTCCGGCCGGGCCAAACGGCATGCTGTTTCATCGCTTTACTATGGAGAAAAAATCATGTGCGGACCAGTAGCGGTAGGGGTAGCGATGTTGGCAGCTGCTGCTGCCTCAGCGTACAGCCAACGCCAGAACTCAAAGTATCAGTCGAAGTTAGCCAACTACAACGCCGATGTTCAGGAAAAGTCAGCTGAAGCAGCGGTTAACGCTGGTAATGCGCAGGCGGCTCAGCAACGTCAGCGAGCCAAACAAATGGCCGGAACGCAGGCGGCGACACTGGCAGCCAGTGGCGTAGACCTTGGCGGCGGCACTGCGGTTGATATCTTCGGCGACACAGCGCAGATGGGTGAACTGGATGCGCTGACTACAGTGAACAATGCACAGCGCCAGGCTTATGGGCTTCAGGCGCAGGCGTCGGGTAATCGTTCTCAGGCGCAGGCAACCACTGCATTCGGCAACCAGCAGGCTGGGCTGACCCTGCTGAATGGCGCGCTGGGTTCCTATGGCTCTTACAGCTCTCTGGCCGGTTCTTCGTTGACCGCATCCAGCGCCAGCAGCGCGAGCGGAGCCGGTAATTCAGGCAGCATGTTTGGCTCCCTGAAAAATTCGTCATATGGCAGCAACAGCTTCACATTTTAAGGACTGATCATCATGCCAACGGTACCAACGTACAATTCCCGCCAGACAGTTGACCAGGGGCTGCCAGCGCCGCAGGTCAGCGTTCAGACCAATCCCGATACGTTCGGTGCCGGGCTGGGTGAAGTAGGCACGCGCATTGCTGGCATCTTTGCTCAGGAGCAGCATAAAGCCAACGTGGCACAGACGCAGGATGCCGTGCTTCAGTTCCAGTCCTTTGCCGATGATCAATTCAACAATACTGACTCTGGCCTGTATACGAAGCAGGGCAAAAATGCAGTCGGCCAGTCACAGGCAGTACTGAATAATATTCGCGGTAAGGCTGATGAACTTGCGCAGCAGGTGCCGGAGAGCATGCGCCGTGAGTTCATGCAGCAGATCAATCAGTCGGGGCAGCAATACAAGCGGCAGGCCAGCACCTATGAAATTGGCCAGGTCCGCCAGTATGAGGAAGGACAGTTTAAAGCGTTGCAGGAATCGACAGTTACAGCCGCACAGGGGCAGTACAACGATCCGCAGGCGTTTACCTCAACCGTTAAGCAGGGCTTCACCGCGATTGACCAGTTCGCTGAGGCACATGGCTGGAGCGATGAGGAGCGGGCAAACGCCAAAAACCAGCTGAAAGAACGTTCTGCTGATGGTGCCCTGTCGGCGGCAGCTAATCAGAACTATATGGACTTCATCGCCGCGAATGGCGAGCCGGGAGACTATGACGGAGCTGTGCGGGTGAGCGGCAGCACTGGTGACGCACGCGGGCTGCGCAATAACAACCCGGGCAACATTGAAGCGGGACAGAATAACTGGGAAGGGCAGGCAGGCAGTGACCCGTCCCGGCTGGCCGGTTTGCCAAATTCGTCACGCCTGAACACGGGATCCGCGCGCTGGGTAAAAACCTGCTGGCATATGGTGATAAGGGCTTCGATACGGTCAATGAGATCGTCAACCGCTGGGCACCGGCCTCTGATGGCAATAACACCACGGCCTATGTGAAGGCGCTGTGTGAACAGCTCAGCGTTAAGCCTGATGATCAGCTCAACCTCAGTGATCTGAATGTACTGAAAAAGCTCAGCGCCGGGATTGTGAAGCATGAAAACGGCAGCATTCCCTACAGCGATGGTCAGCTGGATACCGGGCTTCGCGCTGCGCTGGGCCTGACTTCGCTGGATAGCCCTAAACGCTATACCGGTAATGTGGCTTTCGATGCGGCCAGCACGCAGGCTCAGGCGTCATATCTTCGCCAGGCTAAATCTCTCCAGGGTGAGGCGCGCACTCAGCTTAAAGCGCAGCTGACAGATGTGATCAGTGATGCAAAAGCCTCATACATGAAGGGCGTCGAGTATCCGAACCCGCCGAGCCAGGCGCAACTGATCTCAGCTTATGGCTACCGTGAGGGCAATCAGCGCTTTGCCGATCTGGAAAACCAGCGTGTCGCCGGTCAGTACATTGGTTCATTCCGAAACATGCCCAGCAGCAGCATCACCACCTACGTTGCCGATCTGAAAACGCAACTGGGTACTGGTGAGGGGTTTGCCGGTCGTGCCGACGCCTTTGACCATGTTGAGGCAGCAGCGAAACAGGTGATCAATCTCAGGGAGTCGAACCCCTACCAGGCGGCGATGGACATGGGAGCATACAAGCCGATTGCCAGCACCAACCCGGCTGATATAACCAGTGAGATCAAGAACCGCACCGCGGCTACAGATCAGCTTAAATCGCTGGGCATCAATGCGCCAATCCTGTCTAAGGAGGAAGCAGCCACAATCAGCGAGCGCGTGCGCGGTACGACAGACGTTAACCAGTCTATCAGCCTGCTGCAGTCATTTGGTCGCGGCCTTCAGCCGCAGGCATTGCGCAGCGTGGCAGCTTCAATAGCTCCTGACAGCGCCGCTACTGCTTATTCTGCGCTTATCCTTGGCACGGATGACAATCAGTACAACAATCGCTCTCCGTCGATTCCGTATAGCCAGTTCGTGGCTTACAAGCCGACCATGAACAAATACGAAGTCGCCAAAACTATCCTGCAGGGTGATCAGCTGATTAATCCCACTAAAGCACAAAAGGATGCGGGTATCAGCGCGGTTAAACTGCCAGCCGATGACAAACTGAAACAGACTTTTGATGATGAAATCGGCAATGCGTTTTCCCACAACCCCCAGGCTCGCCAGATGGCATGGTCAATTTATAAATCTGCCTATGCCGGGCTGGCGTACACCAGCGGTGATAGCGATAGCGTAAACACCAAATCCGTTGACAGCGATATCGCAGAGAAAGCGAACCACCACGCAC